AGAGTCGTGAGGAGCATTTGGCATCGGTAATTGTTAGCTTGGCATACTTATTTCAGGTTTTCGAACTTGACTTAAGATCTCAAACCTAACTGTTATTGAAACTTCACATGGACGACCTGCCGGTCGGTCCAAACACAGCTTTAATTAGCTTGTACATGTTGTACTATTATATATTTTCTATATTGATACTAACTTAAAAACATAAAAACTATAAAACTAATCTAAAAACCCTATAAAAATTGTAGTCTCTGTTTAGAGACTTTAAACGTAGGATTTACCCCCGCGGCGACAAAAATTATTATTATTTGTTGCATATTACATATTTACGTATTACTTAAAACACGTCGCGGTTCATTGGTACTACATACACTCGTACACATCACTCATCTGCCTCACTTTGTGAGTAGTAGATTTGTTTTTGACGGAGAAGCACGCTTGAATGGTGCTTGCAAATGCCTCATTGGAGGATTTGTAGAAATGTATTGTAGAATAAAATTGTTCGTTCAAGAACTAGTAGACGGGAAACCGGGTTATTAGCGGCGAACATTGAACGATTTTGGTAAGATCTCAATTAGACCTACACGTTGAGACGCCTTTGGTAAAGGTATACAAGATGGATGGGCCCACCAGTATTGCTTGGTGGGGTTCTTGGGAACTAGGAACAGTCATAGCCAGCCAGCAAAGCTTATTTGCACCGGAAGCCTTTATCTCATTTGTTCTATTTGATCGTACAAATTTCTAATCATTTAATTATTAGTCAACTTACCATCAAATTCGCTACCATGTATTCATTTAACGAGAAAACGCTTCCATCCGCGGCTAAGAAGCCGCGGATTGAACCCCAAGCCCCAGTGTATCCACAGTGTTATCCACTTGTTGGACAAACTTTGGCTGCAGAAAGATTTACATACTATTTGGGAGATCTTCTCGAAGAATCATCTCACATACGAGACATTGTTCACTTAGGTGGATACTATGAATTGTATTCCAGTGAATGGTCATACGAGGAGAAACTTGCAGTTATTTACGATGTTGATGATCAGTTGTGCATTTGTACTACTGTCATTGACGTCAATCATTCAATTGTGAGTGCCTCTGTACCCCAAGCTTCAGCAGATGTTATCCGTCCAATCAGACACGACATGTCTTGGTTGACTGATTTCTTTGACGCTATGAGCCGAGGGGAAGAGTACCAATCACCCATAGAAGTACCCTCTATCTTTAAAGGGGTACAAGCTCGGTTGTTGAAACTGTTCACAACCGACTCTGTCGGAAATATTCCCGATCCTACTTTGTCGGCATCAGCCACTCATTCTCTTAAAGCAATTCATGAGGGTGACATGACTTTTATTGACGCATTTAGGTGGGTTGTTTCCAATTGGCGTAACATTCGATCGTCCCCGTTGCTCGGGCACGTTTCCAACTTGTTGAGTATAGCGATTGCTACTGGTTTCGCACCAGATGAGTGGAGTGAGCTCCACATCAACTCTATCAAAGTTTGGAAGCTGTCCGCCCAGGACAAGTATCAAGACGTTATGTCAATCATGGACGGTGTGTTGATGGCTATCAACTACTTTATCGAGAGCGCTATGGCGTCTTGGGAGCAGGGCAATATGATGCCCTTTTTCTATGAGAAGACTGCCTCTGCTGCTCTCGATACTATGTATGAAGAGATCGCCACTCTCATGCCGGCCATTTCCGCTGGTGAATATCCCGAAGGATT